GACTAATGGAGAACTGACAATTGTCCAAGACGAACTGGATGACATCACCGCCATCATTGCGATCATTTCCGACATCAAGCGAAGAAATCTTCTGGCGGCTGTCGCTGTTGACCCTGCTGGCCTCGGTGAATTCGTGGACGAACTCGGAAAAATCGGAATCTCCGCCGCCGACAAAAACCTGATCGGCGCGCCGCAAGGCTACCAGATGATGAACGCGATTAAGGGCAGCGAGCGCAAGCTGGCCAACGGCACGCTCTGGCATAGCGACTCGGCGCTGATGTCCTGGTGCGTTGGTAACGTCAAGATAGAGCCGACCGCGACGGCTATCAGAGCCACCAAGCAGAATGCCGGCGACGCCAAGATCGACTGCGCGATGGCGATGTTCGATGCCGCGCTGGTCATGCAGAACAAGCCCGACGAGGCACCGGCGTTTCAGATGTTCTTTGTCGGCTGAAAGTTTCGACATACAAAAATATCGCTTTCGGTGTGCCAGGTCATTGCGTGATTCTCTGCCCAGGCCGTAACCGCATCTAGGTGCGGATAGGGGCCATAAACATGTTGTTTGCCGGTAAACAGGTGCAAGTCGTCTATGAAAACCACCACCTTTGACCAGCGCGCCAGGTTGTCGGCAATGCACGCCAACTCATCGACAATCGGCGTGTCTTGCGGGCCTTTATGGGTGAGCTCGTCGGAGTAATGGCCGTCCAACCAAAAACAAACGTTGCCGGCTATGTGCGGCAATAACTCGGGCAAAACATTTTCGCTCAAGCCGTTGATGATTCTAACGTTGGCGTGGCGCTTGAAACGCTTATGCGCCTCGAGGAATAACCTATCGCCAGGCTCTATGCTGTAAACCATTTTCGCCGAGCATGATAAAAACTCGGTCGTGTCGCCGAGATAAGTCCCTGATTCAATCCAGGTTGCGCCGGTAAAGCCGTTGCGCGTTAGCACTTCTTCCATCAGTGCGCGGTCTTGCATAAGGACAAACCCATGACACTCAATCGCGCCTATTCGGTGCTGGATATCAAGTCGCTCAACGACGAGCAACGCATCATCGAAGGCGTTGCCTCGACGCCGACGGTCGATCGCGTTGGCGATGTCGTCAAGCCGCGCGGTGCCAAGTTCGACTTGCCGATGCCGATGCTGTGGCAACACAAGTCGGGCGAGCCGATCGGCCATGTTGTCTGGGCCGAGGCTAGGGACGACGGCATTCCTTTCCGCGCCAAGATTGCCCAATCGACCGAACCAGGCAAATTGAAAGACCGGCTCGACGAGGCGTGGCAAAGCATCAAGCTTGGCTTGGTGCGGGCGGTGTCGATCGGCTTTCAATCGGTCGCCGACAAGGTCACGCACCTTAAAGGCGGGGGCATTCAATACGACGAATGGGAATGGCTCGAATTGTCCGCCGTCACCATTCCGGCCAATGCCGAAGCGTCCATCCATACAATTCGCGCCATCGATCAAGGCCTACGCGCCGTGTCCGGCGAAACGCAGGCAAAACCGGCCGTGTCCGGCCATCAGCCCGCCGGTGTTCCGGCATCCCGTTCCATCAAATTGGAGGCCAGGACTATGGCCACGACAACCAACGCCGAGAGGATGAAACACCTCGAGGCAACACGCGCCGCCGAAATGGCCGCACGTGACGCAATTCAGAAGACGGTTGCGGATGAAGACCGCACCAAGGATGAGGCCGAAGTGGTTCAATTCGACGAACACCAATCCAAGATTACGTCAATCGATCGCGAATTGAGAGACTGTCGGCTGATCGAGAAAGAATTGATCAATACGGCAAAACCCGTATCGAACGGCGATGGCATCGAGATGCATTCACAATCGATCCAGGTGAAGGCACCGACGTTGCCGCCGGGCATTGGCCTGATCAAACGGCTAGCCTGCCAGTCGCACGCCGATATGTATCATCGCGACGTAATCTCGGTGGCACGGCAATATTGCGGGCAATGGCCGCAAATTGAAATGGATATCAAGGCGGCGGTTGCCACCGGTACGGTTGCGACGCCGGCATGGGCAGGCGTCCTGGTCTATCCGCAAAACCTGACGGCCGAATTCCTGGAATTTCTGGTGCCGCAGACCTTCATGGGCCGCATTCCCGGACTAACGCGGGTGCCGTTCAATTCGCGTATCCCGCGCGAAAACTCGGTGATCACGGCAACCTGGGTCGGGGAGGGCGCATCCAAGCCGGTGGCGGCCGGTTCGTTCGATACCGTCTCGTTGAGCTTTGCCAAGACGGCGTGCATCATGGGCGTTACTGACGAACTTGCAAGGTTCTCCAGCCCATCCGTGGAAATGCTGGTGCGGGATAATTTGGCAAAAGGTATCGCCAAGTTCCTCGACGAGCAGTTCATCAAGCCGACGGTCACCGCAGTAGTTGGGGTGTCGCCGGCCTCGATCACCAACGGTGCCGACAGCGACGCGGCTTCCGGTACCGATATCGCGGCGGTGATCCATGACATCCGGCAAATCCTGTTCCACTTCCAGGAGTATAATATCCCGACTGATAACCTGACGTTGATAATGCAGCCAGTGCTGGCGACGGCGATTGGCAGCATGATGACGACGCTGGGGGTGATGCAGTTCCCCAACATCAACGGCAATGGCGGCAATGTCTTCGGGGTCAACGTGATTACCTCGAACAACTCGCCGGCCGGGCAGATTACCGCGTTGCATCCACCGTCAGTCTTCGTGGCGGATGAGGGCGGCCTGCAGATCGACGTGTCGCGAGAGGCTTCAGTGGAAATGGACTCGGCCCCGGCAGCGACTAATTATCATCTGATCTCGGCATTCCAGAACAACTTGGTGTTCGTGCGTGCCGAGCGTTACATCACCTGGGTTCGTGGCCGAGACAAGGGTGTGTTCTATCTCACCAATGCGGCCTATGCTGGCCCGGTGACCGGATGATGATGCGCGCGTTGAAGGCGTTCGAATACAACTACCGCAGAGTGAAGGCGGGTGAAATGTTCGAGGCGCTGTCAGACGCGCATCGCATGGTATTGGCCGCGGCCAAGTTGGCCGTGGAAGACGATGCACCGGAGCGCAAGAAGCAGCGCTACCGGCACCGAAAACTCGAGGCCGAAGGGTGAAGATCCTCGGCTTCGAGGTTTCCGTTCGCAAGCAGTCGCCGATGCTGCCGACCGCGATTTATGACCGCGGCTGGTGGCCGATCGTGCGTGAGCCGTTTGCCGGCGCCTGGCAACGCAACCAGCCGCTCAGCATGGAAAACCCGTTGCAGAACGCTACGCTTTATCGTTGCGTCTGCATGATTGCCGCCGACATCGCCAAGATGCGGCTCAAGCTGATGCAGCCGATCGATCAGGTCTGGGAGGAAACCAACGCCTCGGCATTCTCACCGGTGCTGAACAAGCCGAACCGCTACCAAAACAGGATACAGTTCTTCGAAAGCTGGCTGATCGCAAAACTGCGCACCGGCAATGCCTATATTCTCAAGGAACGCGATAATCGCAACGTCGTCAGCGCCCTGTATGTGCTCGATCCCAACCGGGTCAAGCCGATGGTGGCTGCCGACGGTTCGGTATTCTACGAGCTCAACACCGACAACCTGGCTGGCCTCACCGAAGAAGACCACGTCACGGTGCCTGGCGATGAGGTCATGCACGACCGCATCAATTGCCTGTTTCATCCGCTGGTGGGAATGTCGCCACTCTATTCGACCGCGGCGCCGGCGGCACGCGGGCTTTCGATCCAGCAATTCTCAGCATCGTTCTTCGGCAATGCGGCAAGACCTTCCGGCATTCTCACCGCGCCGGGCAACATCGACCAGACCACCGCGGAAAGACTGCAGAACAACTGGAACAGCAACTACACCGGAATAAACCAGGGCCGCGTTGCCGTGCTCGGCTCGGGCGTGACATGGAATCCGCTGCAGCAGAATGCCGTCGACAGCCAATTGATCGAGCAGCTCAAGCATAGCGATGAGACGATTTGCACCGCGTTCGGCATCCCGGCCTTCATGGTCGGGGTCAAGGATCCGCCCAATTACAATAACGCCGAATTGCTCGACCTGCAGTATTACAAGCAATGCCTGCAAAGCCTGATCGAGCATATTGAACTGACGCTGTCGGAAGGCCTCGGGCTGATCGATGCCGGCTACCGCGCCGAATTCGATCTCACCGGCCTGTTCCGCATGGACTCGCAGACACAGATCACGGTGCTAGCGGAAGCGGTGAGTAAAGGCATCCTCTCACCCAATGAAGCGCGGCGGGTGCTGGGTTACATCGACGTAACCGGCGGCGAGTCGCCGATGGCCCAGCAGCAGATGTTCACATTGGATGCGCTGGCCAACCGCGCCAATGCGCCGGCTTTGCCGGAGGCACCGGCGCCGATGCCAAGTCCAGTCGCCCCGGCACAAATCAATCAGCGCGCCTTGCTCGACGCTATCCGCAGGAGCCTCAGTCATGCAACTTGAGGACAGTTTCGGGCGTGAGATTGCCGAGATCATCAAGGAACACGTTGCACCCTATAGAGCGATCGTAATGCAGCAAGAACAGCGCATTGCTGCGCTGGAGGCGCGCAAGCCGGAAAAGGGCGACCCGGGCGAGAAGGGTGAAAAGGGTGATCCGGGTTCATCAATAATCGGGGTGCAAGGTCCACGCGGCAATCCGGGACCTGACGGTCGTGATGGCAAGGACGGCAAGGACGGTGCGCCGGGAAACAATGGCGAAAAGGGCGAGCCGGGTCCGCAAGGTCCGCCAGGAATGGACGGCGCCGGCCCATCACGTGGCCGTTATCGCGGACCATGGAAGCATGACGAGGAATATTGCCTCGATGACATGGTCTCGCGTGATAGCTCCGGCTGGGTGTGCACGGTTGAAGCTACAAAGCGCAAGCCGGGTGATTCGAAAGACTGGCAATTGTTCGTCAGGAAAGGCCGCGACGGTAAGGACGGCGAAAGGGGTCCGCCCGGCCCGCAAGGTCCAACCGGCAGGTACGAGCCATGAGAAAATCCCTTGTCACTGTCCTAGAACCAACCGCGCCGGTCTATGACCTGACCACGGTCGATGCGGTGAATATGTCGCTCGGGATAACCGG